ACTGGTGGGTAATTAACTTAAATTGAATAATTTTTAAGAACGACCTACGGGTCGTTTTTTATTTAAACCACTACATTTCTTGGCACATTGAGCACAATATTCAGCCATTCTTCATACCCCCTGTAAGGCTAACGCTATTATATCTAAATCCTTGAAACTTTCCTTATGTTGAGCAATCAGCAGCTAAACGCTAGATAACTCTAGCCATTCAGACCTTAGCGGCTACAGCGATAAGTAGTAGGAAAGACATGGACATTACAGAGCAACAACAAGAGTTGATTGAATCAAACGGTGGCAAAGCATCACCAGAACTTGCATCGCAGTTATTAGAACAGGCGATGAATGGCGATACCACAGCACAAGCTGCGGAAACTGGTAGTGAGCCAGACACTACCCAAGCTGATGAAGCGAAGACACCAGAAGATACAACAGGCGGTACGCAACAAGCTCAAGAACAAGCACAACAGCATGTGGAACATGGTTCCGCAATGGTCGATGAAAGCCAGTTAAATGTTGAAAATTCTGTGATCTTACGTGTGAACCAAGCACGTTTCCCAGTAGATTTGGGTAATGTGATGTCACAAATCCGTAGTCCAGCAGATCTACGTCGTTTAGGCCGTCCAGTCGCACAGAACTTGATGGATCGCTATTGTGACCAATCCCTTATTGTACACATGGCTGGTGCACGTGGTTCACATGACAATATCGAATGGGTAATCCCTAAAGATAGTCATAAAGATTTCAATGAAATCATGGTCAATCGCGTCAAAGCACCTACTCGTAACCGCCACTACGTTGTTGATGGATCAGGTATGCAAGGCGTTACTTCAAATGCGGGTGAGTTGGATATCGCTACTACCGATCTATTTACGATGGATGCGGTTGACTCGATGAAAACCGTGTTAGATCAAATTGCATTACCACCGCCGATCGTTAAGTTTGAAGGTGATGCGAATGCGGATGATTCGCCGATTCGTGTATCCGTGGTCGTTTATTGCATGAATCTCAAAACAATGATGTTTGTAAGATTAATATATTGATTGGTTCATCTCGTTATCAATTACATGAATCGTTATACGAATTGACTCGAGTGTGGTTCCAGCCAAGCGATGGAACAAAAGGGCAATACTTGATTTTAATGTCAGGTGAATTACTCGATCATTATTATAATGGTGAGAATTGGCGAGTGAAACAGGGTAAGCCTGAACATATTATTCAGGATGATACAGGTATTCGCCTTGTTCCAATTCCTGATATAGACGGTGAATTACAATTAGAAGGCTATCGTGTGCCATTGTCACCAATGGAAAATGATACTGATATTCCAGAAATTAACCAAATTCACCATGTTCAATTGATTCAGTGGGTTCTACACCAAGCGTTTAAGGTACCAGATGCAGAATTCTTTGATCCAAATCGGTCAGCATTAGCAGAGCAGGAATTTACAGACTATTTCGGTATTCGTCCTGATAGTGATTTGCGACGCATTACTCGTGAGGATATACCGCATAACGTTATTCCATTCATGCCATGATTTGCTTGTGACATAAGCACCCCTGTAAGGCTAAAGCTTTTCAGGGGTTTTTTACATAATGATCTTACTTATTTTATTTAATCATGCACAAATATGGGCAAACGTATTATTGATTTAAAGACCGAAGATACGCTTTACATTGGCGATGCCAAAGTTCAATTGATCAAAAAGTCTGGGCAATTGGCTCGAATTTGTGTTGAAGCAGATAATCACATTGAAATTAAACATGAGCGCATGAGTGCTTCCGATTCAGTTAAGGGGCAGACATTTTGCTTTTGAAATTAAACTCACGGGTAATAGCGGATACATCAACGATTTAAGCATTGATATAGCAGCGACAAAAAGGAGAGTTTAAAAATGACAGTTACAGTTCCTCAAATTGATGTCGTGACTAAAGAGGTATCAGGAAAGCTGGATTTTTTTGAGAAAAAAATTGGAACGCTGACCAATGATGTAAACAAGGCACTTGATGCTATGAATAACATTCAAGTTGATCCTGTTGCACCGCCCACCAATTTAGCCAAGCCAAGCGAAAGCGGTTATGAGCCTTTAAGTAATTTAAAAGTACCTGAGCTTGAAGCGAAATTACCTCAACCGCCAGTAATCAATTTAAATATTCAGTCCCCCGAAAAAATGAATGTTCCTAGTTTTGAAGGGTTGAATATCGATATACCAGAAGCACCAATTTTTAGTGAGGATTTATCTGCACCTGACTTCATTGATGCATCCGTGATACCTGAGGTGAATACCGATATTGTTTTGCCAGTTGCACCAAATTTCGTAATACAAAATTTGGATATTGGTGAACTTCCTCAACAAATTAATTTATCTGATTTACTTCAGGATCTTGATTTAAGTGACCTTGATCTACCTGCAACGCCCGAAGCACCTATTTTAAATCTACCTGAAATGCCATCCATGGCTGTCATTGATATCCCGACTCGACCAGAGATTGATGACGATATAGAAATGCCAGACGTTCCTACGATCGTATTGCCAGAAATGGAAGTAATGGAAGCTATAAATCTTCCTGATTTTCAGTATGAAGAAATTCCAGTTTTTGAAGGCACACCACCTGAATTTACCGTTACGATCCCAGACAATATCGATAGCATCATTTCAAACGCGGCATCGGTAGTTCAGCAAGATTATTATACCTACAACACTGAAAGTGCAATTAAGCCACTGGTTTTAGAAATTCGATCATGGCTGGAGGGGAATAATCCGGGTTTAGGTTTACCTGCAGCAGTTGAACAATCCTTATTTAACTGCGCTCGAGAGCGTGACAGTATTGAAACTGAACGTGCAATTCAGGAAGTGACTGAACAATGGGCTAGTCGTGGTTTTTCAATGCCACAGGGGATGCAAGAAAAGCAGATTGCTGCATTGCGTGATCAGGCTAGATTGCGCGCAGCTGATTTAAATCGTGATGTGATGATTCAGTCTTTTGATAAGCAGCTTGAACATATTCGGTTCCTAACCGAGCAAGGCATGGCGCTTGAAAAGATGAAGCAGGACATGTGGCTTGCTTTTGTTTCAAATACTTTGGAATTGGTTAAGTTTCAGATTGATAGTAAAATCAGTGTGCTGAATGCGCAGATTAGTATTTTCAATGCCCAAAACTCAGCGTTTGAAAGTCTTGTTACGGTATATAAAACCAAAATAGAGGCCGCAATATCGCGTATCACAGCATACAAGTCGATGTTGGATGCTCAGGCAGTGATTGGTCAATTGAATCAACAAAAGGTCGAAGTCTTTAAGGCAAAAATTGAAGCGGTAATGACCAATGTTGAGGTATATAAAGCATTGGTTGATGGTGCCACGGCACGGGCTGGATTGATTGCGACTAAGTTTGATGCATATAAGTCCGAAGTTCAGGCATATTCTGAACAGATTGGTGCAGAGAAAGTTAAAATTGAGGCCTATGATTCACAGGTTAAAGCTGAAAGTTCAAAAGCTTCAATGTATGAATCGTTGGCTCGTATGTATGCGGCAACAGTTGAGGGTATATCCGCAAAAGCCAATGTTAAGACCAAGCAAATTGAACTTAATCAGGAAGCGGCACGGGTAAAAATTGCGGAATATGCAGCCAATATTGATGCCTACAAAGCAGGTGTTGATGCCAAACTTTCTGTGATCCAAAGCAATACATCCGCTTTTAATTCGCAAGTAGAGTTATTTAAGGCACAGGCCAGTATAGAAACAACTAAAATAAGTACCCAAGCCAATATTGTAGATTCAGCAGCTCGTACCAAAATTGCCTTTGCTGATGCTCAGGCTAAGTTTGCTGAGATGCGTATGCGAGTAAGCATTTCAAATAGTGAATCGTTGTCTAGATTTGCTGATATGAAATCACGTACAGCAATTGCTGTATCTGAAGTGCATTCAAGATATGCTGATTTAAGTTTGCGTACAACGATTGCCAATGCAGATGTTTATAATCGATATATAGAGTCTCAATCCCGCGTATCCATAGCCAATGCTGATATGCAGGCTCGTTATGCTGATATGCAGGCTCGTACCAATATTGCATTTGCTGAGACAAATGCTCGTTACGCTGATATGAATGTTCGTACCAATATTGCATTTTCAGAAATGCAATTGAAAGAGTATGAGGCCAATATGCAAAATGCGATACAAAAAGCACAATTGGCACTAGAGGCAGCCAAAGCGATTGGTCAGTATTCTTCACAGCTTGCGGCTGGTGCTATGTCGGCGTTGCATGTGTCGGCAAGTATGGGAGCGAATGCTTCGATCAGTGGGAGCGTTTCAGAAAGCACTAGCACAAGTACCAGTCATAATTATAGTTATTAATGCATTTGTTTAAATGCATTAATTAAACATTATTAATTTTATCCTCAAGCAATTCTATATCTTCTATAGATTCAATTTTAAATTCTGCTTGAGAATAAAGTTCATTCAGGAATATTTGTAATTCTATAGGGGTTTTATTCTCTATACTATCATTATTAAGGCATGGATCCATGATTTGCATTGATACAATACCTACTACTTTAACGAAAACATTATCTTCGGCTTCAAAAGTATGATCGTTCCAATTTGATATTGAAACACTTTTTAATTTACTTGAAGGTTCATCAAACATCATGAAATAATCAGTTTTATTAATAAAGTATTCAATATTAACATCAATTTCTAATTCAAATTCAAACCCAATTTTTTCATCTCCATAGTAAATTGGTTTTGCAAAATTAACTTCTATTTTTTGAGTGTTCCCATAACTATTAATTGTAGCTTCGCCATTATATTCGTTAGAATTTTTTACTCCGTAGATATTTTTATAGACAATTTCATCTCCAATATTTCTAGATATAAAAAACTCTAATTCACTAGGTTGAATTTTCTCATTTACTTCCTTATTAATAAATGAGAAAAATTCTAATATAAATTCATCAACGTTTTCTTGTTTGGATATAACAGATTGTAATTCTTGTTGAGCAAGGAGTTCATTAATATTTTTAACTAATGTAAATCCATGTTTATCTTTAAAAGTGTTATGTATTTTTTGGTCATTAACAACTAAATAAATATGATCAACTGAATTTTTAATTTTTTCGAAACTTCTACAAATAAAACTATCGGGAATATCATCTCGATGTTTTATACTTTTAAGAGGAGGTATCCCCTGAAAATATGCTTCAAACGCCTCTTTAGCCTCATCTGCTTCTATATTGTAAATTTTAGCACCCAATCCAACTAGCCATTTTTTAGAAAAAAATTCAGCTTCTTTATCAGAAATTATTTCTTCATTTTGTTGTAAGGATTTATTAAACTCTGAAAATAGTTTTTTTAGGTTAGCGTCTTGTGGTAATGAATAATATTTTTTAAAAGCTTTATTAAACTCATTGTATCTGTCTTTATAAAATTTAACTTCTTGGGTTTCTAGTTCTCGTTGAACTATGTAAGGAATATGAATAGTAATTAATTTATTCAAGTATAAATTTTGAAGTGTTTTATAAGAAACATCATTGATATTTCTATTCTTTCCAATCCCACTTGTATCAAATGCAATATGTATCATATGAATATAAAGAAATTAAGTAGATGTCGATTCTAAAACAAATAATTTTTTTTTCCTACTTACTTTCTGAAATTTAAATTTTCAGGTTTTGCCTGCTGTAAGGATTTACCATTTGCTTTTTTTACTTAAACATACATATAAACTTATTGATCGGTTATTCACAAATGTACGGCTTAAAAAAACGTTCAAAGCAAGATGAAAATGGACTGATACAAGGTGCTGGAACTGGATCTTCTGATGATGTTAAAAAAAATGTTCCAGCAGGTAGTTATATTATGCCTTCTGATTCTACTAAGACGCTTGGAATCGATAATTTAAAAAACATGGGAAGCCCCATCCCAGTTAATCTTAGCAACGGTGAATTCCAACTCTCGCCTGACCAAGTTCATTCGGTGGGTGTGCAAACTCTGGATGCTATGAAAGAACAAACGCATACGCCAGTTGATCAACCACAGTTGGGTTTTAAGCCAGGTAATACAAAACCTCAAATGTTTTTTGCAAATGGTGGTTTGGTTCCTTTTGATGAGGAAGCAGCTCGCAGAGCGCAGAGCGGAACTCAGATGCGTGATGTCACACCGACAACAAGACAATTACCAGCAATTTCTAATAACTCCACACCCCCTAGCACTGCTAATACTTTAATGGCAAATGAGGGTGGTTTCGGTGCGCGAATGCTTGGTAAAGCGGCCAATGCTGCAAAGGGCTTAGGGGCGTTTCATATGGCGGCCTCTGGAATTGGCGGTGCTGTAACTGGCTTTAATACTCCAACAGATGATTATCGTGAACGCTTCGGGATGGAAACTAACAATCCCACATTGGTAGGTGATTTAGGGATACGTGGTCTAGGTGTTCTTAGTGATGTCGGAAATGCGGCCTCGTTTGGTATTTTGGGTCGCAACTTTGCAGATAAGCAGCGTGTTAATGCTGAAAATACGAATTCAGCACAGCAGAAGCGTTTTGACGAGTGGAATTTCGATTGAAAATCCTAAAGGTTCAACTCGATCCGGTAAGCGACCAGATGGAACAGAATGGTCACACGATATGAGTGACCATTACGGTTATATCAAGCGTACCACTGGGGCTGATAACGAGCATATTGATACCTATATTGGAAATAATCCAAAATCAGATCATGTATTTGTGGTTGATCAGTTAGATCAGCAAACAGGTAGATTTGATGAACACAAAGTCATGCTTGGCTTTAATGATCTGGAATCGGCAACAAAAGCCTACCAATCCAATTTCGATGACGGTTGGAAGGTTGGTCCAATTAAATCTATGAGCATGGATGAGTTTAAAAGTTGGCTGAAGGATGGAGATACGACTAAACCCACAGCAGGCATTCTAAATTTCAGTAAAAATGTCAAAAAAAATGTCACAACTCAAGTCCATTCAGATGTAGAAGTTACCCATAACATTCCTGAAAAACTACTCAACCAATCGCATAATCTAGGTGATGTGGTAGAAGACTTGGCAGGAATGAGTAGTGATGTTGAAACAGATACTCAATATTCTGAAAGCCTATTGCGTAAAATTGCCAAGTTAAATCCAGATATTGAAGTTATTTTCATCAATAATCCTAAACTTGCATCTGGGTTATCAGAGGGCGGTCATTATCCATTCACCGAGGATGGATCAGAAAAAGTGTATATTTACCCACAAGGGAATTGGGAAAGTAGCATTCTTAATCTTGTCAATCATGAACTGGTTCATGCAGTCACTCATAAAGCTATCGCCCAAAATAAAGTGAGTAAAAAGGATTTAAGTTTTTTAAATCACTTTAGCGAAACATTAACCAATTGGATGTTCCGAAATCCAATGGCGCTAGATGAGTGGATCGAATCTCGTTTTGATTATGGTATAAGAGACAAATATCATAATGAACTAATCGCGGTATTTACTGCTGAAACCGATGTACGTAAAGCACTCACTGAATTACAGGGGCAACTTGCAAATGAGTCAGAAGAGCAAGCAAGAAATCTTGCAGGATCACAAAAAAATGACAATGGAGAACTTCAACAGACTCCCTCTAGAGATACAGGAAACAATGAAGGGGCTACCACAGAAGGTGAGCGAAGCGCAGAGGATAGGGGAACTCAATATCAGCGACAGAATGATTCAAATAGAACTGGAAAAACTAGGGCAGAAATACATCTTTTAGATGAATTTGATAATGTTGTTCAGCGAATCATGGCATTAAACGATGTTCAACGTGAGCAAAGCAGAAATATTACAGATAGCAAAAGAGGGCGTTCTACTGAAATAACAAGCCTTGCTGAAAGAGAAGTAAAGTCAGATAAGGTCAGTACCAAAGGACATGAAACAAGCCAAAACACTGAAAGAAGTGTCAAAAATCTGGCTAAAACTTCATCGAACCTAGATACCATTTTCGGAGTTCTTCCGCAAAGTAATGCAATTGAGCGCATCCTTTCTTTTTTTAATCATCTCAAAATGACCGCTACACAGGATTCGTCGTCGAGCGGTCGATTCACTGTCCATCTTGATAGGGGTAAAACTGCTGATAGCTTTAAACTTCAGGTTGTTTCTAATTTTGGCGATCTTCCTGAAGTCATACAACAAGCCGCCACATATCAGGATGAGAATGGTAAAACCCAAAATTACAGTGTAAGTGGAGTATGGCATGATGACACGCTCTATGTGGTCACTGACCAAATTAATGGGGATCGTGCAAGTCAGTTTACTACATCAGATGCTTATGAAGAATTACTTACACATGAAATCATTGGGCATTACGGTGTTCAGCGTATTTTTGGTACCGAATATAAAAATAAGTTTCAGCAGCTTTATAATGCGCTAGGTGGCGAACAAGGTATTCTCAAAATTGCCCATGATAATGGCGTAGACATGGAGCAATTTAAAGAGGCATATATTGATCCTTTTAAACAAGGTGTAGAGGAAGGTTATTACGATGCTGTAGATGCGCAACAAGCTTCGGTCAGCGAACTATTTGCATTTGTTGCACAAAATGCTGAAAAAAAACCATTTGTAAGACAAAAATTAAAAGAAGTCCTTGGCTACATTCGGCAATGGTTACGTGAACATGGACTGATGAAACTTCTCAAATATAATGATGCTGACATTATGATGTTCATCGCTGAGGCGCGAAAGGCGGTGGTGGATCGAGATGTATTTGGTAAATTTGAAAATCAGACGATCTCTAAAAATAACAGCGATAAATTATTTAGTCGTGGTCAGTCTGCATCACGTACCAACACAACTGCTAAAGATGTGCGCAATAAATTGGTTGATCGTTTTGGAAATCAGGCAGTTACTCAACTTGAAAAGCAAGGAAAGTTGGAAATTCTTGATACTTACCATGAATCGGGCGTTGAGGGATTTTTTCAAAATGGCAAGGTCACACTCGTAGCCGATGCATTAAATACTGAGAGTATTATCCCTACATTCTTGCATGAGTTGGGTGGACATGCTGGCTTTCAGAATATGATGAAAGCCAAGCAATATGCTGACTTAATGCGTCAGTTTGATCGTCTGGTTGAACAAAATAATCCGATTGCATTGGAGGCTAAACGCCTGTCAGAACGTGAATTTGATCCAAAAGTTCGACGTCTTGAAATGCTACCGTATCTTTTAACTCTGGCATCCAATACTCAGGTTAAAAATGCCATTCATAAAGGTAATGTAAAACGCCTAATCAGCGACCTGATTTCCAAAGTTAAGGCATGGATTTTTGACCGTTTAGGAGTAAATATTAACCTTAATCCAGATGATATGGTTGCTTTGGCTGAGCGAATGATTGATAGGGCTGCCAAAGACAGTTATTCGGAAATTCCAAATAATTCTGCTCAATATTCATTGAATGAAAAAAGCCATGCGCCATTTCAAAAGGCAATTGATGATGTGATAGCAGGGAGTGCGCCAGCAGGTTATATCCGTATGGGTAAAACGCCCGATGTATTGAAAATGCTTGGATTACCTGACACAAAAGTCAGTATAAAAGGTTCAGTCATTGAAAAGATTATGTCTGAACATTTAGGAATAGCAAAGGGTATTAATACCAATATTCATAATTTAACACCTGATACTGTACGCCAACTTCCAAAGCAGTTAAATAATCCTGTTGCAGTATTTAAATCTGCACAATCATCTACTAATGCAAATGGCTATTTGGTTTTAACCGAACTTAGTGAAACTGACCTGAGAACAGGTAAAGATAAGCCTATTATTGCTGCCTTAAATGTAAGTTTAGCTAAAGATGGTATTGAGATTATTAATATTTCTAGTGTTTATGGTCGCTCTCTGAATCAATTACAGACAGCTTTGAACAACGATATTTTATATTGGCATAAAACAAAAGGTCAGCAATTACTGAACACCCTAAAGCTTCAATTGCCGCAGGATTTTACATCAGATGCTGACCTTTCTAATACTAATATTAAAACAAATGAAGATTTAGTCAAGTATCAAGAGCAAAAGTTATACAGTCGTCAGTCCATGCAGGATACCATTGACCGTTTGAGCCAAAATCTCAAAGCGATGTCAGTTCAGTCAATTAAAGACAAAACTGGATATAAGTGGACGGACTGGCTTGGTATAGCGTTGTCTGGATTGGGTCGCCGACAATTGACAGAAATTTACAGCAAGATTTTGCCACAACTCACCAGATACAATGAATTGGCTGCTCAGATGGATGCCGATAAAAATGATGCTGGTGCCGAGGCTGATACGATCGTTAGGGAATGGTCAAAACTCAAGCAAGACAAAGAGCTTGCTGAACTTATGCATGATTCAACACTTGCTCAGATTGACCCATCAAAGCCATTTGCCACTGGTGATAATCGGCTCAAGTATAATCAATTAAGACAAGCATATGATTCTCTGGATCCTGAAGCTCAGGCAATGTACAAACAGGCGCGAGATGCATATAAAAAGCATTATTCCAAAGTCCATCAGGCCATTAAAGAGCGTATCTTGCGCTCAGAATTGTCAAGCCAGAAAAAAGCCGATTTACTTAAGCAGATGGACGATAATTTCTTTAATGGATACGTGAAAGGTGTTTATTTCCCTTTAGCTCGTTTCGGTAAATATGTAGTTATAATGCGAAATAGCAACAATGAAGTTCAAAGTGTGAGCCGTGCTGAAACCATGGGAGAAGCACAAAGTCTAAGATCAGAATTAATGCAAAAATATCCGCATTACAAAGTTGATCGAGTAATTCTTGATAAAGAATTTAATCCGTCACGTGATGCTGTCGGTCGTGGATTTATGACCAGTTTATTTGCGGAGGTTGATAACTTAGGATTATCCACCGCTGAACAGGCAGAATTTGAAGATACTTTAAGTCAGCTTTATCTTTCATCATTACCTGATCTATCTTGGGCAAAACATGGTATTCACCGTAAAGGAACAGCAGGGTTTAGTCAGGATGCTCGTCGTGCCTTTGCGCAAAATATGTTCCATGGTGCAGGTTATCTTGCCAAATTACGATATGGGGATCAGTTAGCAGAACAATTAGATCAAATGCAGAAACATGCCAATGATCAGGCTAAAGTAAATCCAGAATATGATCAACCCAAAGCACAGCGTGTTATCGATGAGATGAATAAGCGGCATGATCTACTGATGAATCCTAAATCACATCCGTTATCGAGCGCTTTAACCAGTTTAGGCTTTATTTATTATCTTGGACTTTCGCCTGCAGCAGCAATGGTCAACTTATCTCAAACAGCGCTGGTCGCTTATCCAATAATGGGAGCTAAGTGGGGATTTGATAAAGCTGCAACCGAATTATTGAAAGCATCCAATGATTTTAGAAAAGGGGTCGAGTTCCATAAGGTGAAATGGGAAGGGACTAAAACAGGCCTTTATAAAACCATGAGTGCTGATATCTCTAAATTCTTAAGTAAGGATGAGAAAAAGGCTTATGACGATGCTGTGGCACGTGGTGTAATCGACGTAACTCAGGCACATGATTTAGCTGGTATAGCCCAAGGTGAAGATAGTGGAATTATGTGGAAAACACGTCCGATTATGCGTGCAGCAAGTGTGATGTTTCACCACGCTGAACGCTTCAACCGTGAAGTTACATTTATTGCTGCTTATCGTTTGGCTCGTAAGGCTGGATCTAATCACACGATAGCTTTTGATCAGGCTGTAGATGCAACATACAAAGGTCACTTTGATTACAGTTCTGGGAATCGTCCATGCATCATGCAGGGCAATGTTGCCAAGGTTTTATTGCTGTTCAAACAGTTTGGCCAGAATATGATTTACACATTGGCTCGTCAAACTTACCAGTCAATTAAAGGTGAAACAAAGGCAGAGCGTAAAGAGGCGCTTAAATCACTTGGTGGAATTCTGGTCATGCATATGAGTTTGGCGGGTGCACTTGGTCTACCTTTAGTGGGAATGTTATTGAGTGCAGCATCCGCAATGGGTGGCGACGATGATGATCCATGGGATGCAGAGATTGCACTTCGCAATTATCTTGCTGAAGCATTTGGGCCAACGATCTCAAATCTTTTAATGAAAGGTGCACCGCACGCGCTGACACCAATTGATATGTCTGGCCGTGTGGGTATCAATAATTTGTTATTGCCAGATGTGCAAGAGGGGCTTGAAGGTCAGAGATGGGCTGAGTCTGCGATGGCGGGTGCGCTTGGTCCAGTAGCGGGTATTGGAACCAATATTGTCAAAGGCACACAGGAAATTTCTGAAGGTCGAAATCTTCGTGGACTTGAAACAATGTTGCCAGTGTTTCTTAAAAACTTTGCCAAAATCTATCGTTATGGAGAAGAAGGTGTTCAGGACAAAACAGGTATCTCTATTGTCGATGAAGTCAAATCAATGGATTTACTGGTTCAGGGTATGGGCTTTTCACCAGCTGATGTCCGAACAGCTTATGAAGGAAAAACCGCAATTTATCAGCTTGATAAAAAATTGAATGAACGTCGTGGACGGCTTATGGCTTTATGGTCGCGCGCTAGAATGATGGACGATCAAGGAGAAATGGATTCAGTTTGGAGTGATATCCAACAGTTCAATGATAAGAATCCATCACGACGAATTACACGAGTCAACCTACAACAAAGTTATCGAAATCGTCAGCGACGAATTGATAAAGCTGAGGACGGTATATACCTAACAAGCAAACATCAGGATGCGCGAGAAGCTGGGTATTTTGCCTTTGGAGAATAACCCCCTGTAAGGGTCGCTAATCGAACACTATTCATTAAAACTCTACGTTAATACGTGGAGTTTTTAATGGGTTAAAAATGGATAAAGGTAACACTTTTGCTGAGGCCATCAGTGCAATTATTACGTATGGATGGATTATTGCTATTGCCATGCTTGGTGGTCTGGTCAAATTTATTCGCAGATTAAATGAGTCCAAAGAACCCAAACCCCTTAAATATATTTTTCTGCGTTTTGCTGGTGAGATGGTTATTTCTGCTTTCGCGGGCATTATAACCGTCTTGATATGTCTTTATTGGGATTTTCCAATTGTACTGATAGGTGTACTTGCTGGTATCTCAGGACATCTTGGCGGTAAAGCAATTGATACTTTTGAGCTGATTTGGAAATCCATAATCTCAGGGGGTAAAACTCAATGAATACGATGGAGATTTCAAAACTTCAAAAAGCTGTTGGCGTAAAAGATGATGGCATCATTGGTCGCACAACTTTAACAGCAGTATTTCAAAAACTCGGTGCTAATTCATCTCGGTCTGCTGAATTAGCATTAGCAGCAAATGTGCACTTAGATGCTTATTCTATTATCACTCAGTTGCGTTTTTGCCATTTTATGGCTCAACTTGCTCATGAGAGCGGTAATTTTCGCTATATGGAAGAAATCGCTTCTGGTGCAGCCTACGAAGGACGTAAGGATTTGGGTAACGTGCTCAAAGGTGATGGTATTCGTTTTAAAGGCCGAGGTCCGATTCAATTAACGGGACGTACAAATTATCGTAAATATGGCCAAGAACTTGGAATCGACTTGGAAAATAATCCTGAGATAGTAGCTATACCAAGCTTTGGCTTACTGGTCGCATGTAAATACTGGCAAAACAATAACCTCAATGTCTTTGCTGATCATGATGATGTGCTTACGATCACACGACGCATCAACGGTGGCTTAAACGGTATTGAAGATCGTAAAAACAAGTTGTCTACTATAAAAGGGGGGTTTAAGTAGAACATGAAAATAGCAATTTTTATTGCCACACTCTTAATGTGTGGCTGTAGTGCGCATACAATTAATAGCAATGTAAATGTCGGGATTTGTGTGAAAGGCCTCTGAGGAGGGTTTTCAGCTTAAGGTTTTAAATACTTAATAATTTCAGCGTTCAAAATATCGAAAGAATTTGAAAGATTTTTTAACAATTCAGAATACGTAAATGTATTTACTTTATTATTAATATTTATAGTTGATGATTTAGATATAATCTCTATAAGTTTATTATAGCTAGAAAGTTGAGACTGATTCATTTGATATTTTTCGAAATGAAGTGAAATAAAAGGTGAATAATCTACTTCATTAATTATTTTTTTAAAATATATTTCGCAAACTTTTTCATTTATGAAACATAAATGAGTTAGGAACTCTTGAAAATTTTCATAATTCGATTTAAATCTACTTTCTGGAATTATCTCACCAAGAAAATTTGAATGGTAGTGAGCCATCTTATCTTTTTCTACAATTTTTGTGAAATCTATTTTATCTAATCGCATAACAGTGTAAGTAGTATTTTTTCTATAATTATCATGGATATATTGTATCTGGTTGCTTAGTGAAGAAATTGACTGATATACATCAAAAACATAGATCGCAAACTTTTCTATATATTCTTTTTTTAACTCATAATCTTTTTGCTCCCTCCAATCATTAAATAGATATACAGCAACAAAGGCGGCCACAAGAGCGGCAAAACCACCAAAAAGAGAACTTACAATTGACCACGTATCTTTCAATGAGCTTGATGAATTATTGAAGTCAAAAACTATCCAAGTGAATGCGAAGAGAAACAACAGAGCTACAAAAGAAATAGCCAATATGTTGTTAATTAAATTTTTTATTTTCATGATTTAAAAATACCTATAAAATTTTTAGTACTACCAAATCTTCGTTTTATATGGGAACTCTGGCTTTCCTTTATCTTGCTCAAATCCCTTTATAAAAGTTATTTCGAAAAAATCGGGTGATATCATTTTTAGTTTAGCGATTGCTAAATCAACATCACGCCAACCTATATTTTTATGTATGTTGATAGTAAAAGAGCGACCACAAGATTTATCAAAATAAAAAGTCAACTCCTCTGGATAGTTGGTTGTAGTTATTTTTCCATAAAACCTATGCGAATTAATGTCTATAAGATTTAATGAAAAAAATATTGAATCTTTACTTCGTATATCTCCCTCATTTGTCCAAGATTCCTTTGCTAAAAATGCCTTTCTAGTCTCATCTTTTAATCTTCTGTTGCGGTCTGAGAATAAAAAAATATAGACCAGTAATACCTATAAAGAACCCGATGATTGTACATATGTTTGCTATTAAGCTTATAAGTTTATCCACTAATCCCTCACAACCCCTAAAACTGTTATCATTTTAGGCCCAGCAAGACAAGCCCTACTTACAATTTCAACCAACTCATCATAAATTAATTCAAACTTATCTTCACTATCAAATACATATACCATATTTTGCCTTTATCCTCTGGTATAGTAAAGACAGGATTGAGTGATTTATTTAATTATTAATTTGCCGCTTATCTGTTTTATATGAATATTAACAGTAATTTAAATATATTAAAGATTCAAATAATAATGGAGAGTTACATGAAAAGAATAGTAATAGGTTTGATGATAAGTGCTGTTGCTGTAAGTACATTTGCTGAATGTTCTTACAATTTTGATGCTACACAAAGTCAAATAGATCAAACAGATCTAGGTTCAACGCTATTTCCTAATATTGCAGGCCAAAAGTTTGGTTTTAATACATTTGCTAACAATGGTGATTCAGTAGGATATTTGGCAGTAAGTTCTGGGTATGAAAATTTAAGAATCCAAGCACAAAACGGTTCAGCCGACCCAACTACACACCCGGGTGGTGATAAAACAGTTCCAACATCCGGTATTTTTGCATATGAGATTCAGTTAAAAATACCTACAATAACCTTTTCTGGCAACGAGGTTGCGCTTTTTTATCCAATAACTGGCTTTGGTTCAACCCTATACAATCAAACAAAAGCCACCGCTGCTCTTATATATTTGAATAATCATTACAGTGCAAAAAACCAAAATATTATCAAAGTAGTTTTAGGGGATAATAGTCAATTTACTTACCCAATAAACACATCAAGCACCATGCAAAGAATTGGCTTTTATTTTGATCAAGATGCAAAAAAGATCGGGATAATTGTTAATGGAGTAAATAAAGGTTACTTAGCAAATTATTCAGAAGGCTTTAATCACTTTGCCTTTGCAGCTTTAGGAGGGCAGGCAGGTATGAATTCTAGTTCGGCAAATATAAACAAAGAAGTATCAGCCGAACTTGTTGTGGATCATTCAAAACTTCAATTTAATTATCCATCAGGAACAAAAGACATTTGTGGTAATGCTTTGTAACTTTATCTAATGTCATCGTTCCAATTTTGAAGGATGATAATTTTTTAAACATTCGCCACACTTTTTGCCACATTAGTCTAAAATACAGTCAAATCTAATAAAATTGGGATTGCATAACTATTTGATTACGACTAGAATTCGTTTCGTAGCGTGACATAGCGTTATAGGCAAAAGGTTCGAGTCCTTGATCCTCTGCCAGAATTTAGTTGTAAAATCCCAAGTTTTGGGGGCGTGGCGAAATTGGTAGACGCACTGGATTTAGGTTCCAGCGCCGCAAGGTGTAAGAGTTCGAGTCTCTTCGCCCCCACCATATATTATCAAGAGTTGATTTGCTCTTGAATTAAGAACTTAGCTTCGATAAAAGCTTAATATTATAGAATATTAAGCTTTTTTTATTTGTAAAACCTATATTCATGAATTGTAGACATTAAAAAGGCTTAAACATAATGTTTAAGCCTTTGAGTGATTATTATATTATTATCAATCACTTATTTTATCTATACGCTAATTGTCCAAATAAGTAGACCATAATCATGAGTGTGAAAATGGTCGAGGAAACTAAAACGACTTCTACTGTTTTCATAACC